TATCAAGCAGAGAGGCATTAAGTGATGATGAAGTGATTAGGACATATAGTTTTTTAAGCAGAGCCAAGGTATATGACCAAGGCAAATATTTTGATGAAGATGATAATGAAATATGCGGTTCTATTATGTATGATGCTTGGGGTGGTTCAACCATGTTGCCCTGGGCAGAAAGAACGGCTAATAAAATAATGGACGAAAGGTCAAAAGAAGAAACTATGGAAAAGAGAAGTATAAATTTTGAACTAAGGGCTAAACCGGAAAGCCGTACTATCTTTGGTACTGCCACAGTGTTTAACTCTTCCTATGACATGGGATGGTATGATGAGGAAATGTCATCTGACTCATTAAATGAAGCTGACATGAAAGATGTAGTTGCTTTGTTTAATCATGACATGAACATGGTATTGGCAAGAACAAGCAGTGGCACATTAAAGCTAAATGTCACAGGCAATGCGATGGAGTATGAATTTGAGGCACCAAATACTACATTAGGTAATGACCTTTTAGAAATGGTTAAACGTGGTGATGTTTATCAATCATCATTTGCCTTTACAGTAGAAAAAGAAAGTTGGCAAGAAAGGGAAGGTAGTAAACCAAAAAGAATTATACGTTCTATTAAAAAAGTGTACGATGTTTCTCCGGTAACTTATCCTGCTAACCCAGACACAATGGTAGCAAAGAGAAGTTACGATGCTACAAAGCAAATAGATGAAGATTTGCAAAAAGTAATTGATATATCTGTTGAATCAGAAATTAATATACAGAATGAATTACGCAGGAATGCCCTGCACTTACTTAAATTAAAAACAAAATAATGAACTCTAAATTGCTAAGAGAAAAGCGGGCTTCCGATTATGCTATAATGGAAGACTTGCAGAAGAGAGCAGCTGGCGAAGGACGTCTTATGAGTGCCGATGAATTGGCGCAATGGGATGCAGCAGATGCAAACTTTAAAAATTATACAGACCAAATTTCACGACTTGAAAGATGGAATGAGATTAACACGGAGGAAAGAGGTGTTAATGCAGTTGAGCAGACAATTAATAATTTGCCAAGAGATGCAAGGGAGATTGTAAAGTCACCAGAGTATCACACAGCATTTATGAAAGTTCTTGCAAAGCGTGACTTAACAAGCAATGAGCAATCAATGCTTAGGGAGATGCGTGGAACTGATACGATCACAACTGCGGAGACTGGCTTAGCTGGTGGTTATGTTATTCCTTACCAATTCTCTTATGAGTTGGAAAAGACAATGAAATACTACGGCCCAATGCTTAATGTATCTCGTATAATCACTACTCCACAGGCAGGTACATTGTACTGGCCAAAAGTAAATGATACTGCTACGGCAGGTTCATGGCACACTGAAGGTGGAACGGTTACTGTACAGGACATGACCTTTACAAGAGAGACTTTCTCAGCTCACGTTTTAAACACACTTGTAAAAGTGTCTGTTGAATGGGCAAATGACGAGTTTGGTCTATTAAACACAGAGTTACCAATTATGTTAGGTGAGCGTTTAGGTCGTGGCTTAAACACTGCATTTACAACTGGTGATGGTTCTGGTAAACCAACAGGATTTAGAGACGTAGCACCTTCCGGTGTTGAATCTGCTTCTACCGGTGCATTTACTGCTGCTAACTTGGTTGAGCTTGTTCACTCTGTTGACATTGCTTACCGTAACTCACCATCTGCTGCATTTATGATGCATGACCAGATTTTGAGTGCAGTTAGAAAGTTAAACTTGGACACTAACAACACTACTTTGTTTCAACCATCTCTACGAGAAGGTACACCAGATAGATTATTAGGTTATAATTTCTTTATAAACAATGATCTTCCATCTGCACAGGCTGCTGATGCAAAGATAATCTTCTTTGGAGATTGGTCTAAGTACATCATTCGCCAGGTAGCTAACAATGTCCTTGTGCCATTGCGTGAAAGGTTTATGGATGAGATGGAGTTAGGATTCTTAATGTACGCTCGTTTTGATGGTAAATTAATTCAGACTGCTGCAATTAAGCACTTGAAGAATCTGTAATCAATAGGGGATAGTAAAGGGATAGGGAGAAATCTCTATCCCTACTTAAAAATATAAAGATGGCTTGGAAAGTAACAACGGCACCTGCTAAAGAAGTTTTTACATTAAATGAAGTTAAGAATTATCTAAAAGTAGATACTTCTGCTGACGATACTTTGATTACTACTTTATTGCAGTCAGCTCGTGAAGTTGCAGAGCGTTATCTTAATCAAGCGTTAATCACACAAACAATAACAGAAAAGTTAGATAGGCTTAATAATCCTATTATTTACTTATCTGTTTCTCCAGTAATTGCCGTTAGCTCATTTCAATATAACGATGGAGTTAATAGCGTTCAAACATACAATGCTGCTAATTATGTTGTAGATACTTTTTTAAAGCCTGGAAGATTAGCTTTAGCATACGGTGCTACATGGCCAACACTTTACGGTAATATAAATGATGTAACAATTACATACACGGCAGGATATAGCACAGAGCCATCTGGTGTGCCAATGCAGATAAGACAGGCTGTATTAATGATGATTGCAGATGGTTACGATAATAGAGAAGATTATATAAAGAAATTACCTACTGCATCGGAGTATTTACTTGATCAATATCGCGTTCAATTATTCTAATGAGATACAACAAAAAAGAAGAAATAGGAAAGTTAAGAGAAAGAATAATAGTACAGAGTGTTTCTCGTACTGTTGGTACTACTGGTTTTGGAACAGAGACGTGGAGTAATTTTGCCGAGGTGTGGGCAATAGTAGATTATAAAGGAATAAACAAGGAGGAGGTAGAAGGTGGCAAGATAACAGCATTAAGCCAGGTGAGAGTTACCTGTCGAAATAGGACAGACATAAACGAGCAACAAAGAATTATCTGGATGGATAAATATTATCAAATAGAAAACATCCAGATAAGTGAAGACAATATGTATTTGCATTTATTTTGTTCATTTGCTCAAAATTATGTGTAATGGGATATTTATCAGCTAAACAAATAAATCACCTTAAAGAACTTCAAAAGTCTAACTACGCAGGTAGAAGGAGTTTCCAAGGAATGTCATTAAGAGTAGTAGGTTTAGCAGATGCGGTGATTGAATTTGCAGAGTTAATGGAGCAATGTACAGTAAAAGAAAGAAGTAGAGTAATAGATTCAGCTACTCCTATCGCATTACAAATTTATAAGTCATTAGTGCCGGTAAGTAATAAGGCTCACAGAATTAGCACTAATCCTTTTAGTAATAAAAAAATGAAAGGCTGGTCAGAAGATGATCGAGCTTCAATGATTGTGCAACCAGGTAATTTAAGAAAGTCTATTATTGATTTATCTAAAAATCTTAAATCATATAGATATGCCGTTGGAGCGGTAGGGCCATTGTATAAAAGAGGTACAATGAATAAAGGTATTAATAGTAGCGAAGGAACAAATGGCTTTTATGCTCACATGGTTTTTGGAAGTACAAGAGCCTGGTATAATAAAATAGTAGTACAAGCAAGAAATTTAAGTAGAGAAAAAGTAATTAAAACCATGCGTAATGAATGCATTTTCATTATGCAGGAGAGACCTAAAAAATTCTGGCAAGTATTATGATAGGTAAAGTAATATATGGGAGACTATCAACTGATGTGGCAGTTACTGGTGTTTGCGGATTACGCATCTTTCCAGATATTGCTCCTCAAAATGTTACCTATCCTTTTTGTGTTTACACAATTATTAATAGTGTTGCAGTTGATTTTAAAGATGGTCAAAGTAATCTTGAAGAAGTTAGTTTTCAAGTAGATGTTTATACAAACAACTATGACACTACACAAAGTTTATCTAACTCTATAAGAAATAGATTAGACAGATTTGTAGGTACAGTAAATGATATTAGCGTGCAGACAGTTAAGTATATGTCATCTGATTCACAAGCATACAATGCTGATTTAAATGTTTATTGGATGAGTATTGATTTTATGGCAAGAATGAAACGATAATTATGAAGTTAAGATTAATAAAAACGTGGAACGGCAAGCCAGTAGGCGCAACAGGTGTATTCCTTTCCGACTTTGGCAAGCAACTTGTTGCCGATGGCATTGCAGAACATCTTGATGATGACTTTGTGGTGGAGCAGATGCCAGAAAAACAAGTGCAAGAGGCACCTCAACCTATTTATATTCCTGTGCCAATGCCCATGGAATATTTCCAAGATGAGAATGAATTGGAAAAAATTGATGTTAATATAGATTTGTCAAAAGCTAAAAAATAATAAAATGGCAACAACTGGAATAATTAATGGTACGTTGATGCGCTTGTATAAAGATTCGACTGCAATCGGTTACGCGACATCCTGCCAAATGAACATCTCTGCAGCTATGCGTGAAATCTTTACAAAGGATTCAGCAGCTGGAGGATGGAGAGAAGTAAAGAAGGGTCAGTTATCTGGCACACTTTCAACAGAGGCACTTTATGCAGGGCCTGGTGATTCATCTACCAATTACTTGTTTGATGATCTCTTTACCGACTTGATTAGTGGTACTGCGCTTACTATTAAGTTTACTACCGATGTACAAGGTGACAATGTGTTTACAATGTCTGCTATCTGTACATCATTAGACCTTAATGCAGCAGTGGAAGAAAATACAAGCTACTCTGCATCTTTTGAGGTGACAGGTGCAATCGTGAAGACAACAAAAGCATAATAAAAATTACCTGACATGAAAACAATAAAAATAGCTAATGCGGACATACCAGTTAAGTTTGGTATGTTCGTGTTAGGTACATTTTTACGGGAGAGGAATCTAAAACTTAGCGACCTCTCCCAACTTGGCGAAGACCTCCTATTTGCTCTTGAACTTGCCTTTGCAGGTGTACAGGCAGGTTACAAGGCAAAGGGAGAGAAGTGCCCATATACCTTAGAAAAGTTTTGCGATTTAGTAGATTTGGATAAGGGAGGGATAAACAGGATAACAGAGCTGATAACAAATGAGATTTCAGTACCAGAAGATCCGGAAAGAAAAAACGAGATAGCGGAGGAGCAGAATTAACTCTTGATTATATTGAGCGTTTTTGCTTTGGAGTATTAAGATTTTCCCCTCCGCAATACTATGAGATGACACTAAGAGAGGTTATTATAGCTATGCAAGGTTATAATAACCAATTTGAAATAGAGCAGCAATTTGAGTGGGAGAGAGCCAGGTGGCAAACAACACTTTTATTAAATGTTCATACGGCAAAAGGCAAATCAATTAAGCCTAAAGATTTGATTGAATTTCCTTGGGAGAATGATAATCCAAAACCAACCAAAAGAAGTTTGTCAGAAGTTGACAAGTCAATTTTTGAGAAATGGGATAAAGAGTAGATAATGGCATTAGGTAAACTGAATTTAAAACTTGGCATTGATGTAAGTAATCTTGAAAAAGAACTTGGCAAGGTTGAGCGTAGTATGGCAAGGTTTGGTGGTAAAATGCAAAGTGTAGGTACTACATTATCACAGTCACTTACCTTGCCTATTATTGCACTTGGAGGAGCAGCTTTAAAATCCTTTGCCGACATGGAAAGGCTGGAATTAGGATTAACTGCAATAATGGGAAGTAGTAAAGCAGCTGAAGAAGAATTGCAAAAACTAAGAAAAACTGCTGAAAATCCTGGTCTTGCATTGCCACAAGTTGTTCAAGCATCATCTACATTACAAGCTGTTGGTTTAAGTGCAGACGCAGCGCGAGAAACTATATTGCAGTTTGGTAACGCTACTGCCAGAGCAGGTAAAGGAGCAGTAGTTTTTGATGAGTTAATTTTTGCCTTTTCTAAAATACAATCTACTGGAAAAATAACACAAGAATCTATTAATCAAATTGCTGAAAGATTACCAGGTTTTAGTACATTATTACAACAAACATTTGGAGCATCTACGGCAGAAGGAATAAATGCGACAGGTATATCTGCTGAAGATTTCTCTAAAAAAACAGTAGAGGCATTATCTAATTTACAAAGAGCTCAAGGAGGTTTAGGAAATAGTTTTGATAACTTAACCGACAATATTACAGCATCACTTGCAGAACTTGGTAAAGTAATAAATACAAGTTTAAATGTAGAAGGAATTTTTATAGCGTTATCAGATAAAATAAATTATTTAGTACAAGGTTTTAAAAAATTAAATCCAGAAACACAAGGCTTTATTGTATATGCTGGCTTAATTGTAGCAGCTATTGGTCCTGCAATTTTTATAGTAGGTAAAATGATTACTACTTTTGGTGCATTAGCAGGTACTACCAAAATGATTATTGAAACCTTTGGAAAACTAAAAGGTACTATTATTAAAGCATTTACAACTATTCTTGCTAATCCTGCTATACTTGGTATTACTTTAGCTATTGCTGCTATTGGTGCAGTTGCTTTGTATGTTTATGATAACTGGGAGGCATTTGCAAGTAGGTTTACAAATATTTGGATAAACATTAAAAACAGTGCAAACAAGGGAGTAGCTGATTTTATGATGGCTATTGATAAGCTTCAAAAAGCAATGGGCTACCAATTATTTGATGTTAGTGGCATGACAAAGTATCAAGAAGAGCAAAAAGTAGTCGCAGCTGAATTTAAAACAATAGGAGAAACAGTAGACAGTCTTAAAGGCAAATTTAAAAGCTTATTTATGGCTACGCCTATTCCTAAAACAGGTAATGGAGGAGGTGATACAAATACAGGTGACTTAATATTTGGTGATGGTGGCGCACCGACAGGAGGAGGAACAGGAGGAGGTGTTAAAGGTGGCGGAGTAAAATCACAGCCTGTAAATGAATTAATGCCAACTACTAATTTATTACCCACTATAGGTAAATTACCTGACCAATTAAGAAGCGTCACGGCTGAAACGCAAAGAGCAAAAGAAGAAACAGATGCTTTTGCAAAGGCTCAAGATGCTGCAGGTAAAGCAATACAAGTTACGGACGATAATATAACTAGATTAAAAAAAGGAATAGAGGATTTAAATACAGGTTTTAAAAATATTATTGAAGGTACATTAACTGATTTATCGGTAGCATTAGGCGAACAATTAGGTAATGCTTTGTCTGGTGCAGGATTTAATATAAAGTCTTTTTTATTACCAGTAGCCGAAGCGGTTATTAGTTTTGGTAAATTAGCTATACAGGTAGGTATAGCCGCTTTAGGTATTAAAACTGCATTAAAATCTTTGAATCCTGTTATCGCTATTGCTGGAGGTATAGCTTTAGTAGCATTAGGTACATTGGTGAAAAATAGTTTATCTGCACCAAAGTTAGCAGAAGGCGGTCTTGCTTTTGGGCCCACAATGGCAACCGTAGGAGATAACAGAAACGCAAGAGTTGACCCTGAAGTAATCGCACCTTTATCTAAGCTAAAAAGCATGATGGGAGACATGGGAATAGGTGGAAGTCTTGAAACAAGGATAAGCGGAAATGATTTGATTATATTGTTAAACAGATCTCAAAAGGGATTAAGCAGAATACAATAATGGCTATAAGGTTTTCGACTACAGTATATAATGAGAAAAGTAGAAAGATTACTGTATCTATAAAAGATAGTGCTTTCTCCGGTACTGTGAAAACATTTGACACATTATCATTAGGCATCCAGTATGACAGCGAAAGTCAGCAAGGTCAGGAAAGATTTACTCCTATTATTGGTTCTCGTTGTTCATTGTCTTTATTGATAAATAATGAAGATTTACAAACCTTACTTCTTGATATTGGATTGGCAGTTGAGGGTAGATTTACAATGGAGTTAATAGCCTACGAAGATGATAACACAACTGTATCGTTTAAGTGGTATGGCTACATAGTGACAGATTTAGTAGAGTTTGAAGATGTATCATTAGTTATAGGTTATCAGGCTCAAATATCTGCAATAGATGGATTAGGTTGGTTAAAAACATTAGATTATAAAAGCGCGGTTGGGCCCTACAATGGGCAGGACACAGTAGTTCAGCATATTTTAAATTGCCTTAATCAATTAGATTTTGTACAAGAGAATTTAGTAGCAAATATTTTGCCGGTGCTACATACTATTTTTAATTGGCATGAAAATACAATAGCCTACAATGCTGCCTCGGATTATTCTTTATTAACAGTTATTCAGCATAGAGCGTTTTATCATAAAGACACTAAAAGCAATTATGTCTATCAAAGTTGCTACGATGTATTGAAAAAGATTTGTCAAACGTTTGGTGCAAGATTGATATTTAGTGGGAATCAATATTGGTTTATTCAAGTCAATGAATATTCAAGAACACCAACTACTAAAAGATACTTTAAATACAATGCTTTTGGCATTCAGCAATCAGGTACATTTACCGCAGATTTAACGCTTTCTAATATTCAAACCAATCTACCAGGAAGTGACTTAATGAGATTAAGCGGTGGTAAATGGACTTATTATCCTGCTTTAAAGAATGTAGTAATACGCTATAATCATTTTGCTAAACAAAACTTATTAGCAGGTGTAGAATATAACTATGCAACCAATACTACTCCGGTAATTACAACTACTCCTACATTAGATGCATCTAATCCGGATGCTCGTTTGTCATACACTGGCATACTTGGTTTTTATGCCCAAGCATTAAATCCTGCTAATTTTGAGCCTTATCAATTTGTTTTTGCAGTTAAAGTAGTATCAATAATTAATAGCTTTCCTTTACAAGGTTTTGAAAATGTAAACTGGACATTGGGTAGTGGATGGATTATTGACAATAAAATATTGAGTGGCGTTTTAATTACAACAGACGCATATTACACTACATTTTCAGTAGTCAATGGGAGAAAATATTATGTTAAAATAAAAGTTGATATTGATAATGATGGTGAATTATTATTAAGTTTAGGAGGAGTAACTAAAACAATTACAGAAAGTGGCGATTACGATTATGTTATTATTGCTACAAATACAGATACATTAAAATTTAATAGTGTATCATCTCCAAGGTTTACAGGAAAAATAAAGTCTTTAGAAGTTAAGCAAGAAAATAAATATTTAAAAAGAGGTGTAAATTATACAAGTGGATTTAACTTTCAATTAGAAGCTGCAAGTTGGGAGAGTAGTTTTTACGAATACGAATTTAATACTGAAACTATAACGGCTGATGCTGCTTTTGTTGCATATAAGACGATCACCTTTGATACTTTAGATATACCAGATACTGCAGAGTATATTTGGGAAATGCGATTGAAAGAAATGCGAAATGAAGCAGGTACAAATATTATTTCCAACTTTGCCGTATCTTATTTACTAAGCAATAATTACCTTGAATTTCTTCCTACTGGTGCAGTTTCCGGTCAAAGTGATATTCTTGAATATGGTTCTGATAACGACGATAAATCTTCCACAGTTTTTAGCCTTGATACCTACATTGGTGATGGGCCAAGTAAAACAACAGATGGAGGATTAAAGGTTCTTGAATCTGGTACCTATGAAAATAGTAGCAGTTGGGATGTTAGCAGCGGATCGGGCTTTAATAACGTCACACAGCTATTAGTAAATGAAGTTATACGAGGTCAACTTACACCAAAGCTACGCATGGTAGATATGCCATTTCAAAATCTATCTGTTGACAATCCTTACCTTCCTCACAAGGTCATAGAATATTCATCGGGATATTACGTTTTTGAAAGAGGTAGTCTTGATTTAAAAACAGAGATTTGGCAAGGTGATTACTTTAAAATAGAATTAGATGCCTAACTATACAGAACGCACAGTATTATCTAAACCTCGCGACTTTAACCAGGTTGCAAACAATGCAGGAAGTGGTGGAGTGGTAAATAATAATGTCACTGAAACAATAAACAATGTCACAGTTACTGGTTCTGCTGTTTCTATTTTCAATCAAGAATTTCTTGCTACATCATCCAATGTTTGAACTTGGACACAGAATAATGGAATATTGCCAGTGACTAACATACCTGCATCTATTCATGTGTACCAGAATGGCCAGAAATTAATAGAAAGTCAATATGTAATAACGGCACCTGCCACTATTACAATAGATGCTAACACACATTACGATGGCAGTAATTATATTGTCTTTGCAATCAACATAATATAATGGAAGAAATAAAAGCACCGAAGAAAGAAAGAAAGTTTTTAAAAGCCATTGGGAATATTACCAAGCTTTTAGCCAATGAATTAGTCATGGGAATAGCTCGAAAGTTTATCGGCAAAGCTATTGACAAAGTAGGCAACAAACGGCAAGGGCTTGTTATTGCTTTTGCGTTGGTGGCAGGAATATCCTATGCCTCCATTGATTCTATTCCTTATCCAATTACAGGCAATAAACAGAGATTGGGATTCCAGACTACCGGAAACGGTTTGGTGTATAGAGGTCGGTCAAACGATACAATTACAAAGCCTTCAAGTTATGTCGATAAGAATGTTAAAGCTTATTTACTTTTAGATTCTGTCAGTGGTACTATTTTTGTTTGGAGGCAAACATATTGGGATAGTATTTTAGTTGGCGGTGGCGGCGGTGCGGCTTTCACGCAGCCCGTGGATTCATTGTTTTTTAATGTGAATGTTCCGACAAACAATGTGGACACGGCAAAGATGCGATGGGATTCCGATTTGGCAACGGTGGTACTTGGATTAAATGACAATGTACCGAATGAACTTGGATTTAAAAACTTTTGGTTGGTTAAAAATCAAACAGGAACAACCATTACCAAAGGTAGCCTTGTTTACGCCAATGGCACGGTTGGGGCAAGTGGCAGGATAACGGTTGCAAAGTTTATCGCCAACGGCTCAATAGATGCAAAATATTTACTTGGAATAACGGCTCATGATTTAACCGATGGTGAAGACGGTTATGTTATTTCTTTTGGCAAGATAAGGCAAGTCAACACTGATACTTTTGCGGCTGGTTCAATCCTTTACCCTTCGCCAACGGTGGCTGGTGTTTGGACAGATGTGGAACCTGTTGCACCAAATATTGATATGCCTATCGGCTTTTGTATTAATTCAAGTTCAAATAATGGTACAATTGCCATTCGTGTAGCATCTGGTTATAGTTTAAATGAATTGCATAACGTGGCTATTTCTTCCCCCGTTTCAAATGCTTCTTTATATTATTCTGGTGGATTATGGCGCGATACAACCGAAGCCCTTTTGGTAAGTGATACCTCAGCCTTCGCACGGGACAATCAAATCAGCGGAACAAGTGGGCAGGTGGCGTATTTTAATTCAAGTAGCAGCGTTGTTTCGGACACTGCTTTGCGTTGGAGCGCAGCCAACAAGTCACTTGGTATCAACGTGACAAGTGTACCGTCGGGTGCAAACTTGATTCTAAAAAATAGTCAAGAGCCAGTAAGAAGTACGGTTGTAGCAACGCAGACATTTGGCGCAGATACAACGAATTGGACACGCGGAGCGGGTTGGACATTTAATGGAACACAGGCAGTGGCAACGGCAGCAACGGGCGCGTTGACATACACGCCAGCTTTGACTATTACAAGTGGGAATGCGTATGAAATTACATATACTTTAAGCAGTTATTCAGCTGGTACATTGACGGCAAGAATAGGTAATTCAGCTTTTTCTTTACCAACTCACAACGCAACGGCAAACGTGGTGCTTTTTTTGCCAACAAACGCAACGGGTGGTTTTCGTTTTACAACTTCTACGTTTACTGGGAATTTAGACAATGTGAGCGTAGTGCAAGTTGCAAACCCATCGTCATTATTAATTAGCGGACAAAATGATAATAGTAATCAATTGTACGAATTTTTAAGATTACCAAATAATACCAGTATAGCGGCGATGGGTGGAGGCAAATATTTAACTGGAATAAATAATACTTTTTTTGGAGAAAATTCTGGCACTTCAAATACAACTGGGTCATCAAATAATTTCTTTGGTAATAGTGCTGGGTATTTTAATACAACTGGGTCATCAAATAATTATTTTGGTAATAGTGCTGGGTATTTTAACACAATTGGGTATTCAAATAATTTTTTTGGTAATTTGGCTGGAAATAATAATACAGTAGGTTTTGATAATAATTTCTTTGGATCAGATGCTGGAAGATACAACACTGCGGGGGTGAGGAATAATTATTTTGGTGAAAGTGCTGGAAGATTTAGTAATTCCAATGATAACAATTTTTTTGGAACAAGTGCTGGCGAATTTAACACAACTGGCAGCAACCTTGTTTTAATTGGCACAAGGGCGGGAGCTGAAAATACCACTGGCGTTTCAAATAATTTTATAGGTTTTCAGGCAGGTCAATATAATACAATAGGAAGTTTTAATGTAGCCATTGGCAGAGAAGCAGGTTATTATTTGAGGTCAGGTTCATTTAATATATTTTTAGGAGATAATTCAGGTCCTCAACAAAATATAAATGATACACTTTCAGGCTCAAATAACCTTGCTATTGGCAGAAACGCCGCGAGTAACATTCGCAACGAAGCCGCTGGCAACGTTGCCATTGGCAATACCATTAGCCTTCCCATCAACAACGGCTCAAATCAAGGCATTTACCAAAACGTTTTATTTTTCACGGGTGCAAGTGGCACGGGAACAACGATTGCCGCAGCCTCAAAAGCAGGGATAAAAACGAATGCGCCAAACCGTGACCTTGAGGTTGCAGGCGAAGTAAGGATTACGGATTTAACAACCGACGCACCAACGCGCCTTGTCGGTGCAGATGCAGACGGTGACTTGTCTCAGGTGACATTGGGCGCAGGGTTGAGCCTTGCTTCATCAAGTTTACTTGCTGATACCAGTTTCCTTGTTACAAGGTTTGACACGGCTTCCATGCTTACGCCGTATTTCAGGGATGCTGACACAACTTCTTTAAATCTTACTTCCAGATTTGCAGCTAAATTAAATTTATCGGATACGGCTTCGATGCTTACAAATTATTTGCGCACGGGCACGGCAGCGTCGACGTATCTCACGCAATCAAACGCTGCTTCAACGTATTTGCCATTGACAGGGGGGACAATATCAGGGACAATAAACAGGCAGGAGGGAAGTCATAACGGAAGTACAGGTACATTTTATTATAATATATTAAATTACTTTGCAAGACAAGATAATATAAAATACAATCCAACTGCTCAAATATCATTTACAGATAGACCTGGAACTTTAACTTTTCCAAATAACGTAAGAACATCTGACATATATTTAATGACTGCTAGAAATTGGAATGGAACATCATTAGGGCAATACCTTGATACAACTTTATCCGTTGTGGCAAATCAAGATGGAGGCAGGATTGGTATAAGTAAATTAAATCCAGATTATAAATTAGACGTAAATGGAACATTTAATGCAAGTGGAAATAGTTTAATAGGTGGAACGCTTGGTGTAACAGGAGATTTACAAATAGGAAATAATTTAGGTCGGTCTCAATATCAAATATTAAGTTTAGGCGGAAATGCAATCAATGAATATGGATGGCAAATAGCAAGGTCTCCACAAAGTGGTGGAGTTATAAATGATGGTATGTATATTTATAATTTAAAAAACAATAGCGTTCCATTTGTTATAAGTTTAACAGACAACATTGGCATTGGCACAACAAACCCACTTTCAAAAATTGAAGTCCATGGATCAGCCGTGTTCAATGAAGGCTCAACAGATTCCGACTTCCGCGTGGAAAGTGACGGCAACGCAAACATGGTTTTCGTGGATGCCTCGACGGACAGGGTGGGCATTGGTTATGCGTCACCGACAAAGACACTTGATGTAAATGGGGAGGTAAGGATAAACACGGTAACGGCAACGCCGACAAGTTTACTTGGAAAAGACGGGAGCAACGTGGTGGGAAATGTGACTTTAGGAAATAGTTTAACTTTATCGAGTGGCACATTGAGTGTAAATAATAAAATTACTAATATAAATACATCTTCGTATAGTATTTTATCAACTGATTATTATATTGATAATTTTAATAGTTCATCAACAACTATTGTTTTACCATCAGCAGCATTAAATTTATATAGAGAATTAAAATTTAAAAATTCCTCTACTGGTGCATTGACAGCAAATGTTGATATTATACCTTTAAGTGGAAGTGGTACAACTACAACTATATTATCAGCAACTAATGCTAAATGGTGTACTATTGTAAGCGATGGTGCTGATTGGCGAATTATGCAATCAAACTAAAAACATAAACATGAAACAAATCATTTTCTTTTTATTATTTGTATCTCAATTAAGTGCACAATCTATCACTTTTGATACATCGTATGTTAAAATCATTGACAATGCTTATTACCTTATTTACCGTGCAGATTATACCGATGGTGGGTATTATGAAAAGGCTTCCATCATTGGTGATACAAGTCAACTGTACAACGGTGCTATGGCAAGTTTTGAAAACAATGCAAATAACTTTGCTGACAAGGTAATTGCTTATTATGACTTCGGAAGGAAAACAACCGCAGCCATAAGGGAGAATAATAATATTCAAGAATTGACGGGCAAAAATCCATTGGATACTATTCTTAAAAACAATGCAGCATTTTATACAGATAACAAATGGCAAATAACGTCACTTGGAACAACGTTAGCTGTTGACTTTAATTACAATAAAACAACAACTACATTAAGGTATTTAGTCGAAGGTTCAACGGCTAAAATCGTTTACGTATTTTCAAAGTTTGCCATTAGATTAATAAGTTATCCAATCTTAGGGCAATTCATTGACTTGTATTGGGAGGAGGCAAAAAATAGGTATATTTCACAGGATGGCAAAGTAATTTTGAGGCAGTTAAAACCAACTAAATGAAAGCAACCTTAATAAACTTTTTGCATCTTGGATGGGAAAAAATAACTTATGCGATTTGTTGTGGCTGGATATTTTCATTTTTCATACCGATTAAAGGATTCTTGATATTTACAATTTTTGTTGTTTTTGCGGACATGGGAACGGGAATCCTGGCTGCAAAGAAAGAATTGCAAAAGATAAATAGCAAAGGACTTTACAGAACAATGGAAAAGATAGTCGTTTATTTCTGTGGTATCCTCATATTCGAGGGTGCAAGGAATACGTTTAGCCTTCCAAATATAACGTACATGGCAGCGTTCTTAATAGCAACGGTGGAGCTTTATTCTATTTCGGAAAATATTAAACGAATTACCGGTGTAAACCTTGGCGTTTTAATCACACGTTTTTTTAATCGTTAAAATAAATAATATGCAGACTAATTTAAAAGAGGCATTGAAAAATGCAGATGGAATAAAGTCACCAATAGGTGATGTGGCTTGTTACTCAATGAACTTTGCGGAGCTGGCAAGTGAAATAAACGTTCATCTTGAAGGCAACAAGGTTAAATTTACCTGGCGAGAATACATCCAACTTGCCCAAATAATTTGGGATAAGATAAAGGAAACATCAAGGGAATGCGCTGGAAAGGAAATTGAGGTGAAATTACCTGCAAAGTTATCAATCGTAGGTGCGGCTTTCGCATTGATTGGATTCAAATTATAGGCGCAGAAGAATCGCTACCTTAGGCAGCCGAGGGGAGTAGATTAATTTCTATTCCCCTTAAAAATAATAAAAAATATGAAAGCAAATGATTTTGTAGTATGCGTGGATGCTGGGCATGGTGGGTTAAGAAAAGGGATAGGGCCTGATAAATACGTTACATATCCATCAAAATGCTTCCAACATAAGCATGGTAAATTCCATTCTTATGGATGGTTTTTTGAAGGCGTGTTCAATCGCTCTGTTGCCAACTTTCTTGAGCAGTTTCTTATTGATTATGGTTTCCAAGTTAAGCCAGTATATGAACCTATCAATGATACATCACTTAACAAACGATGCCAGCTTGTAAATAGCTATTCTACATTAGGCAAAGCAACTATACTTGTTTCCATTCACGGCAATGCCGCATCTTCAACAACTGCCAGAGGATGGGAAGTGTTTACCTCTCCCGGTGAAACAAAGTCTGATCTCCTTGCAACTATGATAGGCAATGAAATAAAAGATGCTACTCCGGGCTGGGTGCATCGGCATGATTATAGTGATGGTGACCTTGACAGAGAAGCAAGGTTTCAAATGTTGACAGCTACAAAGGTGCCGGCAGTGTTAACAGAGAATGGATTCTTTACCAATTATAACGATGCTGTGTTAATGATTGACAGAGAATGGCAAGAGGCAATAGCTAAAGCTCACGCAAAAGGAATACTTGAATATGCCATTGCGCAAGGTGTGGAGTGGTAATAAAAAAGCCGCAGGAATAACACCTGCGGCCAAACAAAACACTATTACTCACCACTAACCTATTCCTTCAATAGCCTTTTAAACATTGTAGATGCTTTGGCTTTTACTTCATCTTTTTCACTCGTATTATTTATAATCATAAATAATATAGCTAACATTCTTTCCGGATTCATATACTCTAAAAACTTCCTTCCAGAGCCATCGTTACCGGAGTAAAATTGCAATATACCACTATTAGTATTTACAACATTATTTTTATTTATAGGTTTAGGGTATTTCTCAACCATCATTAAACCTTGCTTAATTTCGTTAGTTTTTAAAAATTTAGTTATTTCCATTACTGTTTATTTTTAAAAGTGTTAGTTTAGTTTCTTCTTGTCGTATCCTGGTGGCTAAATAATCGACGTAAAAATAATTAATCTTTCGTCTCATTGTCTCCTCCATGTATGCCAGGTTCAACCGGTGGAGTTTCTTTTTTATAACCAACTCTTGCATCATTTTCGTAATAAGTTTTAGAAATTAACGCTATTTGAAAAGCGTCTATTTCGTCTTGAGATAGTTTTTTATTTCCATGCACCTCTAACTTCATTGCCTTTATGACTGACATACAATAATCAATAGTCCATTTGCTGCCTTTGTGCTGCGGTGAAATACCTTTTACTTTATGGCCATTTAATTCTAATAAGTCAATGATAGTCCTGGATGCTCCTTGATTCATGCCTACGTTTCGGCTAATCTTGTTACTGGCTTTTACATTTGCGTGTTTACGAAAAGTGATATTTTGGAGGGAAGAATCTTCTACACAAATAGCACAATCTCTCTCCCATGTTAGGCTATCCATTATCCATGCAGCCAGATTCTTGTACCTTCCAAAATAAACTTTCTTATCATCAATCACGCATACTGCCAAACCATTTAGCCTCATGGCTGGATCTATCCCTACGAATTTCATCATAATTTATCTTTTTATTTAAGAAGTTACGTTTAACATACTTACTTACAAATTTTAACAAATCATGATAGTCATAGTATTTTTTACCATGCTTCCATATTCCCATCAATGGAAAATATTCTAATTGCTGCGTTCCAAAAGTCATGAATAGGCAATTATCATAGGTAGTCCTGCTATATCCATCCCATAAATTTATGCCATCTAACATATCATAATGAATAGTATCAACTGTATAGCTATCATCAGCTTCACTATAATAGCATCTTTCCAACATCTTATCTCCTATCTTTTCAAGGCTCATTGTGTTATATGCCATAAAGTGATTGTTCTGACCATTTACAGTAGTCACTGCCAATACTAACATAATAGCTAATGATAGTTGTACACTACGCACTGTAGTGTTCATTTTAACGGGTTCTTTTTCCTTCTTTGATACATTGCGCTTTCTTGGTGCTTTCATGCCAATACCGTAGGCTTCTATGCCCTTCTCGATAAATTGAATCTCTAAAAAATATCCAAAGCAAATAACAGTACCTATAAAAATAAACATTGCGTAAAACTCCGCACCAGTGCTTTGACCTTGAATAGAAAAATACAATTCTAACAATGCAACTACGGTAGCACCTGCAGCAACCTTGGCAGGATAAGGTGATCTTTTCTCACTTGGATTTAAAAAGTCAATAAACACAATCGCAAATCTGCCAAACTGCAACATAAGAGAGGCAGGGATAGAGAGCAGTAGAGGAAGGGGAAGGAAGTACACATTTAGTGCAGCTGTGATAAGGTAGGTTAAAATAATACCTACAAAAATAATCTTTGGCATGGATGAAGCGATGTCATTAAATAGCCATTCAAAAGTTTGATTGTTAAAATTTCTTTTCATTTTGTTGTGGTGTTTAGTGATTGTCATAATGACATTACAAAAGTAATATAAAATAAATAAGTTGTATATATTTATGTAAAATAATTATAAAAAAAAGTGCTAAGAAATAATCTTAGCACCTAAATAATTGCTACTTATGCTTAAAATACCTAATCTTTTGGTTTGTTTTTATTAAACATCTCCCAGGATGACATAACCCTTATTTCTTTTGTTGCCGTTTCGATTCGCAATTCTTTAAACCTATCAATAGCTTCTTCAAGGTTCTTTGCGCTTACTGATACGCTTTTACCATCCTCATATTTGATGACATATTTATTCATTTCTACTTCCATAATAAATCGTATAAATAGTAAATAATCCATAAAGCAGTTACTACTCCACCAACGGTGACAATGCCTTTAGCTGCCATGTTTGCCAATTCTTTATTTTCTTCACTCATCTTTATTTATTTAAATAATTTTTACTTGCTACTGGTTCACTGCCTTGATTAGAATATTTAGCATCCTCTTTTTTATCATAAGTAACTTTAGGCATCTCGCTTATTTCATGATAAACAATTTGCGCTATCTTCATGCCAGGATAAATCTTAATTCTTTGCACTGCAATGAGCTCCAGTGTCCAATGACCTTTAAAACCTACATCGCCAAAGCCAGCAGTGACGTGGACAAATAATCCTAATCTTCCGAGGCTTGACTTTCCTTGTATTACTGGAACATGGCGCAGTGTCTCTGTGTATTCAACAGTGGAGGCAAGGTAAATAACATTAGGCTGTAAAACTAAACCTTCCGGAGGGATAATCATCGGTGCGCTAAGATTCTTTTTTCTTACATCCAATATACTATCTGTATATAGTATTAAAGTGTTATGAAGAGTTAAATCATAGCTATTCGTTCCTAAGTTATTAGGATTAAAAGGCTCAATTACGATGTTACCTTCGCTAATTTCGTCGTTAATAGTTTTGTCTGTTAAAATCATTTTGTTTTGTTTTTAAAAGTTTCGTTGTAATATTGTTCAAATCGACGACACGAATACATGTCAACTGCTTCATTAAAAGCCATTTTGTGTTGTTCCTTTTCTATTTGTTTAGCTTGTTTAATTAATTTTTCAAGGTGTTCTTTGTGTTCATTTGATTTTATGCCACTATACATTGGTTCGCATTGGTTTAATTTCTCAACCAACCATTCAACTGCCGTTTGTTTGCTCATTTTGTTTCGTTTTTGTAAGTTTTATCGTAATATTCTTCAAGGGACATATTATTTTCAATGTGTATAACAGCCGCTTTACCATCATTGTAAGCTTGTTTTATATTCTGCTTTTCCATTTCTTTGGCTATACTTTGTAAATGTATAAATTGGTGTCCATTTTTTACATCAATTAATTTATCCTTTATAATTTTTTCAACTAACCATTCAACTGCCGTTTGTTTCATTTGTCGTATTTTTTACGGTTATCAAAATCTTGTTTAGTAAAATAATATTCGGTGAGCATTGCGGCATTTGCCTGCAAGTGTGCGGCATGGAGCAGCCCTGACTCTGCATCAATATCCTCTCCGAGTCTTATTGCTTCCAGGTGCCTCATTGCACTGGCTATAACCTCTGTCCAAGGCATTCCTTTCTCCCAATTCCCCTCTGGATATTTTCCTAGTGCCTGTGTCCATACTTTGGCATATTCACGGTTGGCAAGGGCAGGAATAAGGTCGTAGCGGAGTTTATCGGAGTTGTAACGAAGTCCTCTTACCTCATCGTATTCTTTCATATATGAAATGCTTTTAAAGAGTGTTCAAAACCATTAGTACGCAATTTTAACTCACATAACATATCCATAGCGATCTGCATTGTTTCAAATTGTGTATCTCTTGTAATTCTTAACTTCCAAAAGTTGATGTAAGCTAATAAACTTCCTGTCCAGATAAAAGTAGTTTCTAAATTTAATGGTAAAATAGTGCGAGCTTGTTCCTTTGCCACTCCCAGCTGCAAGAGCTCATGGTAGGCAGTGGCGCAATAACTTATTACAGCATCTTGCATTTTTAACGCTATAACATTATCTACTTCATTTAAATGTCCTCCGCTACCTTGCTTACTACTTTTACTCTGTATCCTAAAATCTTCTATCTTATAATAGTTATCTTGGAAGTCAACATATCTGCCAGATATAGAATTAGCAGTCAATCCTACCTGATGCTTAAACAACTGCCTTTCTACAAAGATAGGGCAGGTGATTCTGTATTGCAGCTGTGGATGGCGAAAGGGAGAGGTGTGATTGTGTTCTGCAAGGTATTTAATCAACTTCTCATTCTGCTCCACAGTGTAATTACTGGCTTCTTTGCCAAAGGAAACGCGGGCCGCATTAGCTACCATTTCATCGTTTCCAAATATTTCTAAAAGTTCTACTTTCATTTTAGTGTTTTTATAAAAAAATGCCTGTCTATTCCAGGCTGCCAATTCATCCTCTGACGCAATCAAGCCGAAAGAAATGTTTAATCCGCTCATACACTTCACTTGACTCCGAGGTCTGCAAATGTCTTATGTAGCCATGTGG